AGACGGTCAAGCAGAAGATCCAGAGTGCCTGGTTGCGCTGGACCGACCAGTGCGACGCGCATAACGCCTGCGATTTCTATGGGCTGCAGACACTGTTGTGCAGGGAAGTGATCGAGGGCGGCGAGTGCTTTGCGCGTCTGCGCCCGCGCCGCAAAGACAGCGGCCTGCGCGTTCCGCTTCAGATTCAACTCCTGGAATCCGAGCTGCTGCCGACCTGGTACAACATCGATCGCCCGAACGGCAACAAGGTGCGCGCCGGCGTCGAGCTGAATAAGGAACTCGCGCCGGCCGGCTTCTGGTTCTTAAAGCAGCACCCGGGCGACACCATCATCTGGCCGAACAATGCAGGCTTGCTCCTGCGCGTGGCGAGTCAGAACGTAGCGCACGTGTTTCAGTCGCTGCGCACCGGCCAACTCCGCGGCGTGCCGTGGCTCGCGCCGGTGTTGCTGCGTATCCACGAGCTGAATCAGTTCGAAGACGCGGAACTGGTCAAGCAGAAGGTCGCTGCCATGTTCGTGGCGGTCGTCAAGCAGATGACGGGCCAGGGCATGTTCAACGAGGTACCTGGCACGCCCGGTACAACGCCGATCGTGCCGCCCGGCGTGGGCACGGCCGTGATGGAGCCGGGCACGACGCAGTACCTACGGATGAACGAGGACATTACGTTCTCGAAACCACCGGAGTTCAATTCCCTGCCCGAGTTCATGCGCGTCTACCTGCGCTCGATCGCGGCGGGCCTCGGTGTTACCTACGAGCAGTTGACCGGCGATCTGACGGGTGTCAATTACTCGAGCATCCGTGCCGGCCTGATTGAATTCTGGCGGCGCTGCGAGCAGTTCCAGCACCAGGTCATCATCTTCCGCTTTTGCCGACCGATCTGGGATGCCTGGCTCCGCACGGCGCTGATTTCCGGCGAGCTCGACTATTCCGACTACGCCAAGGACCCGCTGTCGTTCACCAGCGTCAAGTGGGTGCCGCCAGTGCGGCAGTGGGTCGATCCGGCCAAAGAGATCGGCGCCACGCTGGATGCGATCCGCGGCGGCCTGGGCTCTCGGGACACGTCTGCGAGTGCGCAGGGCTTCGATGTGGAGGAGATCGACAGCGAGAACGCCCGCGACCAGGAACGCGCAGACAATCTGGGTTTGGTTTACGACTCCAATGCAAGGGACCGCTCCGCCGCGGGCATGCCCACGGGCGAAAGTCCGGCGCGCCCGGGCCAGAAGAAGAAGGGCGTGCGTAGCGCGACACCAGCGCAACGGCTCGCGCTCGCTACGCCGGCCGGGCTCTACGCGGTGCTTGAAGAGATCGTGAGCTTGGAACTCGACCGGAGGGCAGCGTAATGGCAGTAGAACATCTCCAATGCGCTGGCCTGACGGGCGTTGCCATGCGCGTATTCAACCAGCCGCTGGCTATCGCCGGCGACAAGCTGGACATCATTGTCCGCAACGTCGTGCTGCCGCGCCTCGGCGGGGACGTGGACGCCGCGCTCGTGGTCGACCAGGACAAGAGTGATCGCAAGCCCTACTCTGTAACGCCCGAGGGCGTCGCGCTGATCGATGTCGGCGGGACGCTGGTGCGTAAGTCTTTCGGGCTGCGTCCGTGGAGCGGCATGACCAGCTACGAGTGGCTGGGCGGAGAGCTCGCCACGGCGCTCGCGGATCCGGATGTGCGCGGGCTGTTACTGCTTTGCGATTCACCGGGCGGTGAGGTGGCCGGCCTGTACGACGTCGTCGACGAGTTCTACGCGGCGCGCGGCCAGAAGCCGATCTTCGCATCCATCTGTGAGCAGGCCTGCTCGGCGGCATATGCCATTGCCAGCGCAGCCGACAAGATCTACATCACGCGAACTGGCGCGGCGGGCTCGGTGGGCATTGTAATGTGCCACGCCGATCAGTCGGACTACGACAAGCAGCAGGGCTTCAAGTACGAGTACATGTACTTTGGCGAGCACAAGATCGACGGCAATCCGCACCAGCCGTTGAGCGACAGTGCCCGTGCATCTGCCATGGCCGAGGGACGCCGGTGCTACGGAATGCTCACGCAGGCGGTGGCGCGCAATCGCGGGATGACACTCAAGGCGGTCAAAGCGACTGAGGCTGGCGTGTTCTTCGCCGAACAGGCGATCAGCGCTGGTTTGGTGGATGAGATGGGAACGACCGATGTGGCCTATGCAGCGCTGGTCGACGAGATCGCCCAGCAGGCAGCCGGAGACACGGCGGATTTCGAGGGCGAATCTCAGCGCGCTGCTGAATTCGCGATGGCACAGGTTTCGGAAGCGGGAGCGTCCGCTCCGAGTTCGACGAAGGGAGACACGATGACCAGACCGAAAGTGGCGGGCGCAACGACATCGCCCGCAGCCGGGAAGACTCACGACGACGACGAGCCGAAGGGCGCCAAGGCCGGCAAAGGCGCGCCGGCGGCCGACGACGACGAAGGCGACGACGACGACGAGATCGACGCTTGCGGACGTTGTTGATGATACCTTCCGCAATGGCATTCCGCGACAGCTTGCCCTTTTCATTCAGCTTCCGCGCGATCGCGTCGTGGATCCCAGTCTTGATGATCAGCTCGGTCAGCGACATCTCGCCCAACGCACCCAGGTCCGAGGCCGGGTCTGGGCGGCGCTGTTGCCGGTCGCCCCAGCGACTTCCTGGAAGCCCTGTTCGAGCGCGGCGATGGTGGACATGACGGTCGAAAGGATCGTCGGAATGATCTTGAGCCAAGTCAGAAATACGGTCATGTGTTTGTTCTCCTAACGGACGGGAAATGTGAGTTTGAGCATGTCGAATGCCTTGCTCACAATGGTTTTCAGCATGCCCGCGCGTTGACGCCACGGGCGAAGAGCGTCGTCGATCGACTCGGCGGCGCCATCGAGATGTCCACTCGTGCCAGCGATGTTGGCAATCGTGGCCTGAATGTTCTTGTCCTCGAGCAGCTTGGCGAAGTCGTCCACTGCCCGGTCCAGATCGGTCATGGTCTGCTGGACCTTCGGTGAGCCGGCTGCGAGTTGGTCGGCAGCCAGTTTGGTCAAGCGGTCGATGTTGTCGAGGGAATTCTTGAGCGGCAGCAGCGTCGAGTTTGCCGTGATGAGGAGCTGATTGCCTGACTTTACAGCCAGATCCGCATCGTCGAGCGCTGTGTTCAGCCGCTGGCGCGTGTCGCGCACCAGCAGGCCCGTCTCATGGATGGATGTCCGGAGTTCGGACAGCACGTTGTGCGTGTCGCGATGAACATCCTTGAGGAACGACAGGCCTTCCACGGCGGTGAGTTGCATTTGCCGCGACGCCTGGTAGCTCTGGACCGATGCCGCCCTGATGACGCCGACTGTCCCGGTCACCTGTGATGGCAGGCACGCGCTGTTCTTGTGGCAGTCCGTGAGCCAGTCGAGTGCCCAGGCTGTGCTGGTGATGCCCGGGCGAGTGCCGTGGAGGAGCAGGCCGAGTTCGAAGGCCGGCCAGCACAGCAACGTGCCCAGCACGAACCACGGGATGATCAGCACCACACGCGGGGTGCAGTGCTTGAGAAGCCAGTTTTTCATGATGTTGTCTTCCGGAAGTAAACTTGGTGGGCCGCGGCCAGCGCAGGATCAGCGGACACCGGAGCGTCGCGACCGCCTCTCTTGCACCACGTTGGCCCGTGTGCGCGCCACGTCAGGCGGCGAGCATGTAGTCCTGGACGCCCAGGAAAAGCGCACGTTCGCGCGCCCTGCGCGTTGCCAGGCCACCCAGCGAGGCGCCGCCGGCGCCGTGGCACCACTTCGGGAATTCCTCGGCCGCGCCGGCGTAATCACCCGCGTTGAGTTTGCGCAACAGCGTCGAGATCTGGCCATTGGCGAGAACAATAATCCCGTCCTTCTCGCCCTTCGCGCCAGGCCCGACATTAAAGAGGATGGAGACCAGTGCGTCGAACTGGTCCTGAGTGAGCGCGACCTTTACGTGCTCCTGCACCAGATTCTCCGCGTAGTGGACATCCTCACAGAGCCAGGCCGAGGCCTGCGCCGGCGTGCAGGTCATGCCCAGCCGGACGCTGGCGGTATGGCCGTAGCCGATGGTGGGGATTCCGGACGGGCACGGATAGGCCTTTAGCTCACAGCCCTCCGAGCCTTCGATCAGTCGAAGGCAATTCACGGATGCGTTCATGATGTCTCCCTTATTTCGGTCTGGTTGCAGTGAGGCCCTTGCGCTGCCGGTAGTCTCCGCAACTGCCAGACTCTCCGTCGCGACTGCTGCCGTCTCCTCAGCACCGGCATCCGCGAGCACTTCAAGCCTGTGCGCGACGATTTTGAGCTTGAGCCATTCCAGCAATTTGCCAGCCCGGAGCCAGCCACCATGGAGAAACGCCCATGCGTAGCCGCCGGCGTAGACCGCGGCAGTCATCGCGATCACCGTCGTGGTGATCCCGCCCAGCCATGCCGCCAGCGTCTTGTGCTTTTCCAGGAAACCGCCGACCCACGTCGCCAGCTTGCCGATCGGCTCAAGGACGGTCTTCAGTCCGGGCAAGAGTGCTCTACCAATCGGCAACAGCGTCTCATTGAACGCCTTGGTGATTCTCAGGAGCATCCCTTTGGCGCTGTCTTCCAGCTCCTTGTACTCCTGATCGACAGTGCCCGTGCTGTTGGCCAGTGCGTTCTGCGCCTTCGTCAGATCACCGGTCGCCGCGGCTTCCATGAGCAAGAAAGCCGCGCCGGCGCCGCGTCGGCTGAACGCTTTGGTCAGCGCATCCCGGTTCCGCTCGAGGCCACCCATGCGGTTCAAGCGAGCCTGCATGGCGAGGATGGTGCCTTCGAAGTCCAGGTTGCCCTTGGCGTCATGAACAAGCTGGAAGCCGAGCTGCTTCGAAGCCTTAGTCATGTTGATCAGCACCGCGCTCATCTGCTGGCCGGCAGCGCCGGCATCGAGGCCGTGACGAGTGAGCGCGCCAATCGCGGCGCCGGTCTGTTCGAAGCTCACGCGCGCCATCGTTGCTTGCGGGAGCGCCTTCGCGAGGCCTGCGCCGAGGCTGCCAATGTCATCAATGGCAAAGCGCTGCTGCATGGCTGTTGCCAGGTCGCCGATGCGCGCGAGCTTCTGCTGCGTCGAGCCGACCATCTGGAGCCCGACCGTGTTGTAAATGCTCGCGATGGCCTTGGCCGTCTCCGTGGCGTCCTGCCCGGTGACTGAGGCGACCTTGTGGATCGTCTCCGATGCGATGCGCGACTCGTCCGCAGACAGGCTCTCGCGATTCAGTACAGCCTGGATCCTGAACAGCTCCGGAGCCGTCGCCATCGTTCTGGCCGCGATGGCGCGCGTCTGTTCAATGATCGAGCCGATTTGATGGCGAGCGTCCCCGCCATCGAGCGACCACTTGAGCTTCAGCCCGGCCTCTTCACCCTCGGCCGCCTTCTCAACGGTCTTCCGGATGGCGTAGCCCGCAGCCAGGACACCAAGCATTTTGCTCCGGTACTCGGCGCGCTTCGCCTCGTTGGCCTGCAGCGCAGCGCTGGCGCTCTCATAGCGCTTCATGGCCGCGCCTAACTGGTTCAGCGAGGACTCCACATGCTGATTGGCAGCACGGAACGTTTCCGCTGCTGCGGAGGCACCAGTGTAGTCCGTCTTGGCTTTGGCCAGGCTGACATTCGTGCGGTCCAGGCTCAGTCGGGCGCGCGTGACCGCTTCGTCTGCACGCGTAAGCTGAGTGGCCAGTTTCTCGTCGGCGCCGCCGGCTGCAGTAATCTTCTCCTTGATCGCAGCGAAGCGCGCCTCAGCCTTGGCGAGCGTCCCGCTCTGCTTCTCATAGCGCCCGGTGAGGGCTTCCACGGACTCACCCAGGCGCACGCTCGCAGCGTCCAGCCGCTTCATCTCCTGCGAGCGCGACGCCAGGTCCTTCATCGTGTCGCCGATCTTCTTGAGACCAGACGTGGTCTTGCCGAAGACGGCGCCGACGGTCGAGTCCATCAGCGCACCGATTTTGACAACGACACTGGCGTTGGGAGTAGGCATCAGCTTTGAGGAATGAGCGACTTGTAAACAGACTCCGCGGATTCAGACCAGTCACGGAAATCCTCGATCGACAGCTCGAGGATTTCAGACAGGGACCAGCCCGTTACGTTTGCGAGGAAGACTACGCTTTGGCGGAGTTCCGCGGCGTCGGGGAGAAAAAACGTTCGAGTACCGCCTGCACGCGCGCATAATCGGCGGCGTCAAGCTCTTCAATCTCTGCCGGCGTGAGACCCGCGAGGTTCGCCACCAGCCGGACCTCCTGCTCAGCAGTGCTGCCCGCCACTTTCTGGGCGGCCAGTGTGTCTTTGACCTTCGGCCGGCGCAAGGTGATCTGCTGAATGAGCTGGGCGCCGGACGTGATCGGAAATTCAAGTTTGATTGTGGTTTCAGTTTGCTGCATGGAATCCTGCTAAAAAAGGGGCGGCTCGCAAGACCGCCCCATCTCCAAGAAGACAGAAAGGGCTTAGATGCCCAGCGCCGCGCGCTGGCTGGCGAGCTGGTCGACGCCCTTGATGATGCGCTTCATGTTGACGACGTCGATCTCGATCACGTCCACGCCGTTGATGTTGAGCTTGTAATAAGTCACAGCGATGGACGACTTGAGCGTGGCCTGATCGCCCGCCTTCCACGTGCCGGGATCGAGCTCTTTGATCCGGCCGCCGATCGTGGCGACGATCGCTTGCGCGTCCTCGCCCTGGCGTTGCACCGCGCCGCGGAAGCTGAACTGGGTTTCCGCGCTCGTGGTGATGCCCCACAGTGCCATCACCGCGGCGTTGTATTCCGCCAGCGTGAAGGAGCACTCCAGCTTCTCCGTGCCGGTGATGACCTCGACCGGTGTGTCCATCCCGCCGGCGCGGTACTCTTCCGTCTTCGAAGTCACCTTTGGCAGGTTGAGTTCGGGCGCCAGTCCCACATAGCCCTTGCCATCGGCAAAGACCGAAAAGTTCTGTAGACGTTGCGGGTACGGCATTACGCAGTCACCTCCGTGAGGTAGTTGTCGTTGATCATCGACTGGAATGTGATGTGCTCAGCCGGATACGGCGGAGCGAAATCGAAGTCGATGTAGATCTGGCCGTTGGCGATCGTCGCCGGGGTGTTCAGCTCCGGATCGGCCCAGGCCTTGCCGTCAATGATGGCGCCCTCGGCCTGCAAGCTGCGCAGGTAGGAGTTGACGCCGTCGACGACGTCCGTGAGGAAGGTCTTGGTGATGTTGCGGTCCACAGCCCAGAGGAAGCTCTGGAGAATGGCGTCGTTGATCATGTCGGCGGTGCGGACGACGGACAGGAACGTCCACTGCGGGTCTGCAGAGCACGTCCGGTTGCCCCACAGCCGGTAGCCCTGCTGGTAGATGACCGTCGCGATGTCGTTCTGGTTGAGCAGATTCGCCCGGCTGGAGTAGTCGCCCATGGCGAAGTCCACAGGACGATTGGTGCCGAGCACGCCGTTCAGGACCTGGTTCGAAGGGCTGAACCAGAAACCATTGGCGGCGTCCTGGTTCGCGATGAGGCCAGCGACATAGCCAGAAGCTGGCTGCGTGTCGTTGACGTCGGTGACCGGGTTCAAGCGGATCACGCCCGGGTCGACCAGGAAGATGCGCTTCGAACCCCAGTCGTTGCGGAAGCTGATTGCCGCCGCGTCGGTCGTGAGCGGGCCGTTGGCGGCGCTGGGCCCATCGGCCACTTGGATGGCGCGCAGCTTGCCCGCCACTGCATCCAGCGCAGCGATGACCGCGTTAGCGGTCGTGCCGGTCTTGACGCCGGTGAAGCCCGGAGCGCACAGGATGCGCGGGGTGACGCCGGCAACGCTCGCCGCGGCCAGCAACGCCTGCGCGCCGGTGTATGCGCCCGTGGCGACGTTCGTGCCGCCTGCGGCCGCAGCCTGCGTCACCTTGGTCGGGTCGAGGAAGCTGTATGCCACGTTGAGCGTGGCACTGGCCGCGATCTTGCCGCCGCTGATGAGCGTGATGAGACCGTTGTTCGCGTTAACGCTGTAGTCCGTGCCGGCCGCGATGCCGGCCATCGTGTAGGTCACGATCACAGCCTGGTTCGCGATCATGCTGCCGCCGCCCACCTGCGTGATCGTGCCGCCGGCGAAGGTGTAGTCCGTGGTCAGCGCGTAAGTCTTCGTGCCGTCAGCGGACTTCACGACCGGCGCGCTGGCGCCCGCGGGCAACGGCAGTGCAGTGCCCTGGAACGTCATGGGCGCCATCACCGGGCCGGTAAGCGCGAGAGCAGACACCGAGACATGCGGAAGCTGGATCTGGCCCAGGGAGCTGAACGTCTGTGGAGCGGCAGCAACGTTGGTTTGCAGCGTGTTATCGCTCGGGTCTGCCACGTTGACGACGACCACCTGGGCGCCGCACTGCGCGAAGATCGCAGCCAGCGCGTCGGGGATCGTGAAGCCGTAGCCTGCCGGACCGAACGTCTGGGCGGCGAGCTGCAGGCTCCCGCTGATCAGCGTCGGGATGTTGAGCGGCCCGAACGGTGCGGATCCGATCAGGCCAATAACAGCCGAGGACGGAGTCGTGATCGGCTGCGAACCGGTGTCAATCTGAATGACTTCAGCACCGTGCAGGAACTGATTTCCTGGCATAAGAAATTCTCTCCTTTGAGTGATTTACGCCGGTTCGGGCCGGCCGAAAGAAACTGTCTGGACGAAGCGTTAGACCGTAGTGGCGAGGATCTGGGCTGCTCGCCCTGCGGCGATTAAACCCGCGGACTCGATGTAGGCCAACCCCTGCTGCGTCATCGGATAGCAGAGGTCGATCGTCTCGGCGGCATCGACGTTCTTCATGAGCGTCGTCAGATACGCTTTCTGATCAGAGGTCAGCGTGGTGCTTGAGGCGAAGTTATCGAGCGCCACCAGTTCATCCATGCTGAACAGGTTGCGGAACTGGAGCTTCGATAGCCACACATGCTGTTTCGGAACAATGCTGCCATCGGCGTTGACATCGTAGTTGTCGCTCGCATCGATCAACACTTGCTGGCCGTTGATCACCTGAAAGGTGTTGGTGCCTTGTTTGATGTATTGCATGCGCCCTTCTTAATACAGGAGATACAGCAGGCCACTGCCGCCATTGCCCCCGCATGGCGCGGGGGAAGAGACGTTCGTGGCCGCAGGGGCCCCGCCCCCGGCACCGGGCCCGCCATTGCCTGCCACCGGGTTAGCGCTCACACCACCGGCACCAGCACCCACCAGCGAGCCGATCGGCACACCGCACGCAGCGCCAGCACCCGAGTATGTTCCATCCACACCGGGGATGAAAACAAATCCTCCAAACAGCGCTTCGTAAGAACTACTTGAGAGCTGTGGCAGAGTGAACGATCCGTTCGGCGTGCCCAGCGCCTTGCTGCTGGCCGCCGGCGTTCCACCATACACGATCAGATTCCCAAAGGTCGTGTTGCCTCCACAGACAGGAAACAACGGTACTGTCGAAAGAACCAGTGCCGCA